GTGAATGATTTGACGATGTACGACATTGAATATCTATTCTTACAATTAAGAGCAAAGAGTGTTGGTGAGACAGCAGAGATCAGACTTAAATGTGAAGATTGTGGGGAATACAATACACACACAATTAACCTAAGTGATATTCAGGTTGTATTTCCAGAGGGCGAAGTCAGCAACAGGATTCAATTAACAGATGATGTTGGAATTGAATTGAAAAGAATCGGAATCGAAGAAGCGACTAAAATCAGTAAACTAAAAGAAGATAAGGCATTCATACATGGTATTGCTGCTTCTATTGATTGTGTATATGATAAAGATTCTGTATATTCACTCGCAGATTTTAGTGAAAAAGAAATCACGGAATTCATTGAATCATTCAATAGAGCACAACTTGAACAGATTCAAAAATTCATTGATAATCAACCTGTATTATCTCATACAATTAAATTTAAATGTTCAAAATGTGGACACGAAAATGAAATCACATTAAAAGGTTTACAAAGTTTTTTTACATAAGCCTTTCACATGAATCACTTACTAATCATTACCAGACAAATTTTTCAATGATGCAACATCATAATTACAGCTTGACAGAGCTGGATAATATGATACCGTGGGAAAGGCAAATTTATGTATCAATGTTAATTGAATATATTAAAGAAGAAAACGAAAGAATAAAAAAGCAAAATGGCTAGAAACAAAACAGCATTAAAAGAAATAACAGCTCAGATCAATGAAGATAATCAAAAGATTGTCGATGAGTTGACTGATGTTAATCATCAATTAATATCTGTTGATGTTGAAACTGGACTTGTAAATGATGAATTGATTAAAATTCGAAAAGGAATAGGACAAGCCTTCGGTAAACTCATCGGTGGTTTTAAACAATTAAATGAAAATATTATCGGTAATGATCTTCAGAAGGCTGAGGATGCAAGAGAACAAAAAGAAGTACTAGAAAAGATAGCTGATAAAGATCCAAAGGTTGAGATCAATATCGATACTGATAAAATGTCTGGTAAAGTTGGGGTTGGTATATCTGCAGCTCTTTCAATCATTCCTGGTCTAGCAGTTGGTTTTGTTAAGGGTCTTGCAGATAGTCTTAAATCTCTTGGAAAATTATTGAAACTTGATAAACTATTCGGTCCAATGATTATGAAAATCAAGGGATTCTTTACTTCGATCGGTAAAAGATTTATGGACATTGGTAAATCATTAAAGAATTTATTCAAAGGTGTCGGAGTTAAAATAAAAAATGCCTTTGCTCCTTTAACAAAGGGTATAGATAAAATACTTAAACCGCTTAAAGGTATATTTACACCGATATTAAAATCATTCAAGTCAATCGGTTCGTCATTTAAAGGTATTAGCAACTTGTTTGGTGGCAAGGGCGGTGGTAAACTGGCAAAGATAATTGATCCCATTGCAAACTTCGTTAAATCCATAATGAAGACAGCGCCAAAATTCTTTAAACTTGGTGCTCAGATTGGTAGACTTGCTGGTAGATTATTCTTACCATTTACAATAATAATGAGTCTCTTTGATGCATTCAAAGGTGCTACGACCGAGGCAGAAAAACAAGAAGGTGGAATTAATAAATTTATTGCAGGTTTCGGTGGCGCAATATCAGGTATTTTAAAGGGATTGATAGGAATGCCTCTTGATTTATTAAAGGATGGTGTCGCATGGATTCTTGGTAAATTTGGATTTAAAGATGCTGAAGCATCTCTAAATTCATTTAGTTTTAGTGACCTGATCGGCGATATTGTGATGACACCAATAAACTATCTCATCGGAATAGTTGATAATATTAAACAGATATTCCAAGGTGAAGGAAGCTTTATAGGTAATCTCACACAAGCCATTGGCGAAATAGTTTCAAGCTTGGTGACATATCCAATCAAGCTGTTACAAGATGGTGTGGTTAAAATAGGTGAATTCTTTGGATTCGATATGTCCGCGGTAAGTGATTTCGATTTAGCGGGTAAGATTAAATCACTTATTATGTTGCCATTCAATATGATTGCTGGTGCTTTCGATTTTATTACTAACATGTTTAGTGAAGAGGGCAGAGCCGAAAATATGGCCAAGTTGTCAAGTATTGGTAATAAGATAAAAGATTTTTTAAGGGGTGTTATTAAATCTATTTTACCAAGACCAGATGATAGTAAACCTTGGTATTCACCAGCTAATATAGCTGCTAAAGCAATACCAGCAAAGGTATATGAATTTGCGGGTATTGATAAAAGCACAGGACAAGATATACCAGAGGAGCCTGAGGTAGAATCGACTGAAGCTCAAGCTGTACCACAAGAGGTGATCAAACCAAAACGATTAAGAGATAGAGATGATTTTGGCATATCTGATGAAGAATTCAATGAGGGATATGTACCAGTTGATGATAAAGGCTTTGCTGTTGTTCCTCAAGAACAATTCACACCAGAGGTTCCTGTTCAAGCAATCACACAAACACCTATAAGCTCCGAGCAAAAATCTGAAGACGCATTTAATGCCCAATTTGACGAAGAAAATAATAAGAGACGACTTGAAATCGCAGATCTTGAAAGAGAAAAAATCAAGAGATTAAAAGAATCTATGGTCGAAGCAGAGGCTTCGGGTGATATTGAAAGACAGGATAAGATAGCAAAGAAAATTGCTATGTCTGAAAGAATAGTCGACTTCAATATGGAGAAGGCTGGAGTTGAGATGAATCGTGTCCAAAATACTCAAGGGGCTAAAATGGAAGCTATTCAGACTGATACAGAAAATGCAAAAGCCTCACAAGCATCGAAACCCGTAATTGTTGCATCTGAAGGAGCACAGAATATTAGTCAAGGTGGAACAACTGTCAATCAAGTGACATATAACAGTGCAAATCATATAGATGATACAACTTCACTTATGTTTGCGCATTAAAAAGGTCGGCACCATCTCTGATGCCGACCTCTGCCATGGAGAGATTCTTAACTCTTAGCTTTGTGCCAATTTGGCAAAGTAACTAAGTGTGTCTTCATCTCCGTCCGCTTCCTCATTATCCACATTTGTAACTGGAGCTGGAGTATCAGCTGGGGCTGGAGCAGGTGTCGGAGCATTGTTAACAACAGGCTCACGAACTTCATTCAACTCCGCCACGACCTTGTCTTGTAGCGTATCGGCAATCTCTTCTTCACCAAGAACATCATAGAGCTTCTTCTTCAACTCTGCGTATGTCTTGTATTGTTCTGGATCAGTAAACTCCTTGAGAGCATGAACCTGATTGAATACCGCTTCAAGCTTTACATCGTCACCATCAAACAATTGTGATGATGCATCGAATTCAGACTTGTCATAGTTGCGGTATCCTTCAACATTGCGAATCTTCAATTTGAAGTTAGCACCACCCCAAAAATCAAATGGGTTAACTGGTTGCTCATCTTCAAACTGAGGTTGCATCACATCCATAATCTTATCAAAGATTTTCTTACCGTATTTGTAAAGGAATACCTTACCTTCATTCTGTGGATTTGCCGTATCGGAAATCACAAGAATGTTTGAAACATGGTGAAGTCGACGCTTGCGTTGGCGAGCAACTTCCTTATCTGATTCGATACCACTGTTCCACAGTTGAGTATTCATTTCTGATACTGGATCCTGTTGACCGATAGAAGTCAAAGACTTCTCGATATACCACTTACCAGTTGGGCCCTTGAACCCGTGATCCCAGTAACGTGCCCATGGTAAATCTTCACCATCGACGGTTGGAAGGAATCGGATCACGGCGTATCCATTTCCTGCTTTATCTACTGTTGGTGCCCACATGCGATCATCACCATAAGACTTCTTTTCAGAGGTAGACTCTGCAGCCTTAACTAGGTTAGCAATTGCTTGGGCACGCTTTTGTTTCATTTCTTGGAATGACATAGTATTATTTTATTTGTATTAGTATTATTGTATTGCAGTGTATTTAATTAATATAAGAGTATTATATCATAGCTTCTTCATTTGTAAATGATAAAAGAAGAATATTTTTGATTTTTTCTCGGTTTATATTAACTAAGCTTTCTTTGTATTTCATCACCATAATTGCCTTTTCCTTCTTCATATGAAGTGGATCATTCAATAGTGGTAATAAAGGGTTTATAAAATTGACGAGTTTGTCAATGATTGCTACGGTTTCAATGTTGATGTCACCTCTGTCAAGTCGATTTAATAATTCGTTTTGTCCTTCTCTACAGGTACACAGATCATTGAAACCGTAGTCTGAGAGTTTATTTATATCAGTCTTAAATCTATAAGTCAAAGATTCTAAACGAGATTGTCTTTCATTGTAATATCTTTCTTCCATATCACCGATCCATTTCTTTCCTTCAATGAAGTTAGCATGATAGAAATCCTTTATTGAATCAATATTGTGTTTCTTTGCTAACCGATGAAAGAAATACTTGTCTCTCCGTTTTTCAAAGGAGTTGATGCTTACATTCGTTTTGAAATTGTACGTATAGGCATTATAAGTCGCGCTAGTATAATGTAATCGAAGAG